CTTTAATGACCTTGCCACCGAAATCCTCGTAATTGAATACCGCATCGGCCGTAAAAGGATCGTCGACGAAAGACGTCAGATTCAAAAGCAACAATCGACAGCTGTCGTAAGCTGAAAGCGTTATCTCGCTACAAGGATTAGTGCTGATCGTGTGAAAGCCTTCGTCTTTGTATATCTGAGCTGGTGTATAGCGCAGCACATTGTCCCAGAAAAGCAACCCCGGCTCTGCAGAATAGTGCGCAGATTCTATGATCTGGTCCCAGACTTCACGAGCGGAGGCCGTCTCCGTGACGACTCGATCTGAGTCTTGTTCTACTGGAAATCGTAATTCGTAATCGATGTCGGCCTCGATGGCGTCCATGAATTCGTCCGTAAGCCTCACAGAGATGTTCGCTCCGGTGACCTTTTTGAGATCTCGCTTGATGCGAACGAACGTAAGAATGTCAGGATGGTGCACAGATATGGTCAGCATCAGTGCTCCGCGGCGGCCGCCTTGAGCCACTTCTCGGCATGAATTAGAGAACCGCTCCATGAACACGCCGATACCATCAGTGGTCTTGGCGGCGTTGGAAGTAGGGAGACCCTGAGGCCTGATCGTAGAAATATCGAATCCCACGCCGCCGCGGCGCTTCATGATCTGGACTTGCTCTTGATCAGTCTTTAGAATGCCGCCATAGGAATCTTGAGGAGACTCCACCACGAAACAGTTGGATAGCGATTGGATTCGATGATCGTTGCCCACCCCAGCCATCGGAGAACCTTGGGGGATGACGTACTTGAAGTCCTTGAACAGGTTATAAATCTCTTCTTCTTCGATGGGATTCTCGTACTTTTGTTCAATTCGCGCAAACTCTTTGGCTAGTCTGCGGTGCATCTGGTCCGGCGACAGCTCGAGATAGTTACCAGTGCTATCCTGCAATGCATACTTCGTCGCAAAGACAGACGCGGCGAGCTCATCGCCGGCAAAGTACTCTAAACTATTTTCGTAAACTTCGCTAAAACTATTGGGCATCCCTCTGTCTCCAAAAACTAAAAATCAGGCCTCTTCTTGGGCGCTCTCTGGAACTTCAGTGTTCGAGCTGCCCACACTTCCGATCTGCCTATTAGAATCGCGCGTGCGTTCCAAAAACTCCAAGCTGCTGATCACCTCAAAATCGTTATAACAACGAACTACTATGAGTTGCACAGGCAGCTTTACTCCGTAAGGCAGTGTAGTATCGCGTTCTCCTATGTTGATGAGGTTAACAAACACTTCCCCGGTATAGCCCGGGTCTATCACACCACCGCGCACCATCAGTCCAGTCTGAGTGATGGACCCTCGTTCTTTGATGAAAGCAACGCAACCGGGAGGAACATTGATCTTTATGCCAGTCGGGATCAAAATGGCTGGCTCCTCAAAGACTGACCACTTGGTTCGGCCGGGCACTGCTGTTTCCTCCCCACAGTGGTACAGATCCAGGCCCACTGATTCGCCGTCATAGGCCGGACCGTACGACTCAGCAGTAATGCCATGGGCGTGCAAAACGGCAGAGCACCTCTCGGTCAAACTTATTTGGAGCTTATCAATCGTCATTCACTTCTTTCCACTTTTTTCGCAACAGATCTTTCATATCGCCATTGCTCTGGTGCACAGCCTCATCGAGAGTCAGTGTGTTATCGTCCAAGATCTCAAATTTACTCTTAGATGTATCGATGTGAATAGAAAAAACTAATCCATCTTTGCCGGCTCTGTTTTTTGCGACGAACAATCGGCCGGAGCCAGTCGACTTTTCCATGGCCTTTCTAGACAGCGAGATGACCACATCTGCCACCATAGCTTTGCCATAAGCCTCCGCCATGTTCTCTAAACCAACGATATCAGAATTAGCTGATTCCCTGTTAGCTTGTGATGCTGTCCAAATAGGCACGTTCAGATCCATTGCTAAATTTCTCAGCTCTTCGTAGATTAGCTTGAGCTCGTGTCGCAAGGAATCATAGCTCTTAGTGGAGCGCATGATGTCGGCGTAATCGATGATGATCACCGAAGGAGTAAACCCCTTCAACATCAGTTTCTCAAGGTGGTTCCTGAGAGTAACCGAAGACGCACTGCCTGTGGGATACTCTTTGATTATGAGCCTGCCTAGTTCCATTTCCTCGTATTGTTGGAAGACTTGCTCCTTCTGATCCTGAACATCATTGCTTGCGATATCACACAGGTTCGAATCATAGCGCAGGCCAACTGCGTACTCCGTGAGTTCGAATGTATAATGGAGAACGTTTTTCCCGGCGCGCATCGCATTAGCGCCCATGGCAACTAGCCAGTGGCTCTTACCGACGCCGGTATTGGCAGTAACTACTCCCATCTCTCCACGACCCAGCCCTCCTCGCAATACGTCTTTAGCGTCCAGTCGGCTTAGGCCAGTCGGACAGACCAGTCGGTTGAGTTTCACAAATCTAGCTTCAGCGTCCTCGAAGAAATCGTGGCCTGAGCTGGACGGCAAGCCGACTGCCACAGCTTTCTTCATGAGAGCCAAGACGCTGTCAAACTTCTCTGTCTGGATCAGATCGACTGCCTTCTCGAGCGCTTCCTTGAAAGCCTGCTTACGGCAAAAATCCAGCGTCTTGTCTTTGACAAAAGCCAAATCGGCCAAATCTGTACTGGATTTGATCCTGTGCAAAAATTGCACGATCTGGTCTCTTAGGACCAAGTCATCGTTCTCAGAGAGATCGTCGCGGATGATGGTGACGAGCAGCCCCAAAGATGGGAAACACTTGTACTTTGCAAAATATGCAAAAAACTTTTCGCCCAAGAACTGCAAGTAACGCACGTCAAAGAAAGAAGGGTCCATCACCTCCACCATCTGGCCGGCCCACTCCTTGTCATTCATTAAGCTTTGAAAGATCTTTTCTTGAAACGGTTTGCCGTACTTGCTGAACGATGCTGCGTTGTGAGCAAAACTCTGGTTTTCGTACATCTACCCTGCTACCTTGCACGTGTTGATGGACGCAAAAAAAGTATCGATATCAAAATTGGAGATCCCTTCGTGTAACATTAGCCTTGCAAGAGACATTTTATTACCGACAGTAGAAAAGTTCTCAATAGAATAATGCAACTTCTTAATTTGATCCGCGGATAAGTTAGCCGTGTCTAAATACATCAGTTTCCAGTTTCGCAGCGTAACTTCTTTATGCTCGAGCATGCTTTCGAAGAGCTTGAGACGCTTATCTTGCAATCGACCGCCGGCGAGTTCTACGAGCTCTCTCACCGAAACAAAAGCATCCTCTCCCAGCTCTGGAAACCTCTTAGCCAAAGAAGCAAAACCTGCGCGTGGGACGCCGTCTATCTTATCTGAACCGTCACCCACAAAGGCTCTAGCGGTGCAAAAATTGGCTGCACTAATGCCGTATTTTTCTTTCAAAGTCTTGATAGTGATATACTTCTTTTGTCCGGGAGACCATTGGATCACCCTCTTTGTTAGCAATTGGTACAGGTCGCGATCAGAAGATACGACGACGCACCGATCATCGGCAAATGTATACTTGGCAAGATAAGCTATTAAGTCATCAGCTTCACAATCCGATACGTAAACCTGAGTCACCGGTACCGTCTTTAGAACGTCTATTATCTTTGAAAGCTGATCGTCCCTGGTCTCTGCGGTGTCCGGAATATCGTCTGCGTAAAACCGATTTAGCCTAGGCGGCCGGCGACGGTCTTTGTAATTCTTGAGCACAGCGCGCCGGCGGGGGCTGCCACCGCCTTCCCATACCACCACCACTCGGCCAGGAGAGATCCTATCACACAAGTGCCAGATCCCCTTCATAAAACCTACGACACCTCCGATGGAATGACCGTTATCGCTCATGCTAGGGTTGGCTATGAAGTGTCGCATGAAAAAGTTGAGGCCATCGACGATAAGGACAGGCCTAGCTGCCATTTAAGCCTCCGGATCTACAAAATCTGACTCTAGCTCTAAGGACAACGCTCTGATCTCTTCGTACGACTCGGAGTCGACGTTCACGCCTTCGAGGGTTGACATCTTCCTGATCATTGCGCGACTCAGCAGAGCATCTAGGTAGGGCGAGTACTGGGGATCGTCTAAAAGCTTATCGAAGTCGTGCTTATAAAACTTCTTCTCCAGGATGGGCTTGCCTGTCGCGGCGTCTTGGACGGTCAGCACCTTCCAAGTCCCTGTTCCTGAGACCAACACCTCTTGGCCATCGATGACTTCCTTGCCATGCTTGCGAAGTTCATCAAAGATCTGTTCGTGCTCTTTGATACCGACACCGAAATGGATCTCGAACTTGCAATCACGAAACGGAGCCGACACTTTGTTTTTGATGGTTTTGGCTGAGACGTGAATGCCAACGACATTCTTGTTTTTATCCTGGATCTGTTGGCCGGCGCCAAGCTTGATCCTCACAGAAGAATGGAACGGGATCGCCTTGCCTCCTGGTGTTGTGGTGGGATCTCCGTACATCACTCCGATCTTCGTCCTGATCTGATTGAGGATCAGAAACAAGACGTTTTGATTGGCGATCACACCTGTGATCTTGCGCATCCCCTTCGAAATGGCTCGAGCCTGCAATCCGATCGTCTCCTTATCGTAATCGCCGAGCAGTTCTGCTTTTGGCGAGGAGGCTGCAACAGAATCCCACACGATCGTAATAGGCACGTCCTTGTCCATCGCCTTTGCCTTAAGGATCGTGGACTCAGCTATGGAAAGCACCTCTTCAGTGCAGTGAGTGTCGACGTATACGAACCTCTTCGTGATATCCACTCCCAACAGCGACAAGTTATCGACAGACGTGGCGTTTTCGGTATCGATATAAACGACGATGCCACCCATTCGTTGGGTGCACCTGGCCACTTGGATAGCGATGTGTGACTTGCCGATGCCAGGCGGCCCGAAAACTTCAACGATCCGACCCTCAGGAAGACCGCCGTCGATTCGATTAGCAGTAATGTAATCCAGTAGCCGGGATCCGGTGCTGATCCAGCGTTTGACATGCGTAGGAGAAGTATCGTGCGCTAGATTGTAGGCGATCTTCGAACCGTGTTCCTTGTTCAAGGAACTTATGAGCTCTGTAGTGAAACTGTCGTCGACTTTCTTCTTAGCCATCTAATCTCCGATTGATGATAAAATCATAGACTTCAGGAAGGCGGTGTTCAAATATAAGTCAAGCGGCCGAAGCCGCTTGACTCTTCATCGCCAACTGTGCTCTCTATTACAGATC